TGTTCAACCCGCACAATGATGTGGTCGAGAAGATCAGCCAGCAATCGCATCTCGCGTTCAGGCGTCCGTCCGTCACGCACAAGCCACCGCATCAGGCGTTCGCAGTCGGCGCGGATCGTGTCGTCAGGGATGGCGATGGGCGCGTGGGGGCGGAGGGGGATTACGTTGCTCATTTGCACACCCACGCTTCAAAGCCTTCGGGCCGCGTGACGCTCGCGCCAACGCATTCAGCAAGCAGCAAGACGCGCTGTGCGATGGCTTCGCCCGACCACAATTCCGGCGGCAATATCCCGTCCGCATCAGGCAGCGCGTCCAACAACGTGCGCAGCGCGCCCTTGAGCATTCGCCCGTCGCGAAAGTTCTCTGAACGCCAGTACGCCGTCACCGTCCAGACGTGAGCGTGCAGACCTTCGTTCATGACCGGGTCATAGTGTTTCGCGCTCAGCAACTCGGTGACGCCCGTTAGCCCGATGGTGTTCGGGACGACGCCTCTCGAGCTTGTCCGCATATGCTCTGCGGCCTCGCCACTGGTCGCCGCAGAGGGTGTCGATAGGGCTGTCATAGCGGTGTCCGTTCTGCGCAAGGCTCGTCGCGTCTGCGCTGATGAAGGGGTAGTCGAACGCCACTTTGATGCCGCGCATCATGTGCAAAGCGGGCCATCGGTTGCCGAACATCCTGGCGACCTCGTCCATTCGGCGCTGGTATCGGTCGCAGCCAACCGGCTCCTTTTTCGGGTCGCCAATCCATCCCAGCGCAACCGTGTCGTAGCGGTCGCAGAGACGCCCCAACCGATCCAGCGGGCCGTCCATATGCCACAACGGGACGCCCAGCTTTGTGCCGTAAGGCCAGTCGTTCAGCAGAGCATCGTTGAGCTGGGACGGCGCTCCGGGCATGTCGGGAATGACCGCCCATCGGCCCGCGACGTGCAGCCGAGGCTCCAGCCAGCGATAGTACGGCGTCCAGTCTCGCGGCTTGTCGTCCCATTCCTCCCCGCGCCTGAGTGCTTCCATCCAGAAGCTGAAAGCGCCGTTGTCGAAACATCACGCGAGGACACACAGCCTCCACCGCCTCCACGTCATCGGGGCGGAAGAACGACACGCAGCCAGCTCGTCCCGTCAGCACGTCAAGAAGCGCGGCGCGGGGCGTCATGGGCGTGCCGTGATAGATCACCTTCACAGCACCCTCCGCAGCTTCGCGCACGTCGAGCGCACCACGTTGACCGTCTGGCGCGGCTTCACCCACGCCGCGAGATCGAACGCAGACACCTCGGCAGAGCGCTGCAAGTGCTCCGTAAGCGCGAAGGCGGGGCGCGTGAGGGATTGCAGTTCGCGGATCATGCTGCACCTGCCTTCCGCGCCGCACGGGCTTCCGCCTCGTCCTGCGCTGCGCCTTCTTCAGCGATCAGGTCGTCAATCGCGTCCTGTTCGGTCGAGCCCCATCCGACAATGTAATCCTCGTCATCGCCTTCACGGGTCGCGCGCCAGTCGTTGTTGCGCATCGGGATCGGCGGGTGGACGTATTCGGTGATGATCTTGCGTTCGTCGCTCATGACGACACCCGTTCGTCGCGGGCCAGATCGCGGTAATAATCGGCGCGTGCTTCAGCCTCGGCCTCGCGTGCATCGCCCACGAACACTTCGTAAGCGCGCCATGCGTTCGAGTTGATTTCCGCACGTTCAACAGCCGTGGACAGTGCGTCGGGGAGAGCTTCGTATGCGGACGCTGTGAACAGGTCGCATTCCGTCGAGGGCATCTCGCCAGCGAGGCTTTCGACCATCGCGTCAAACACGCGGCGGACCTTGCGGGCTCCGAGTGCATAGTAGGCGTCATCGATTGCGGCGAGGATCGACTTGCCGGCCTTGTGGCCAGCCTCGCAGATCGCGTCGGCTTCGGTTTCGTGGGTCATGTAGTGCTCCTTTGTTGTCACCACACTACATACCATCTATCATAACGCAAGGTGTATTTCAGGCTGGCGTGCAATTATTTTCGCTCTGTCTTGCCGTTTATTTCATGTAGCCAATGCGCAGGGCGTCACCCGCCAGCCACGGCAATTCATACGGGCTCGCGATAAATGTCTGGCCGTTATTGTCCTGCTTGAATGCCATCATGATAGCGACAAAGCAGTAGTTGTCGAATGCCTTGGGGGGCAGGGCTGAGAAGTATGGCCCATCCCTAATGTCGCCTTCCCATCCAACCGTGCGCGCCGCTGCCATTGCAAGCGCTTCAAAATTGCCAAGGGCTTCCTTGCTGCGCCTAAAGTCGTGCTTTATCTTTTCGGATATGGTGAGCGCTGGGGGATGCTCGACGAAATCCACGTAAGCCAGAGACGACATGAGCGCGGCTTTATCCATCCATCCGCTCCAGTCATCTATGGGCTCGATCATGTAGACATGGCGCGGTGGTAACAGGGTTGTTTTTGTCCACTCTGCTCTTGCGGTCGTCATCCCCGTTCCCTCACCTTCCCATCAAAGCCCTTGGTCTTGGTCCGATCAAACCCGCGAGATTTGAGCATTGACCCGCCGCGCTTATCTCGCCTTGCACGCTGGCCAGCTTCGCCCCTTATTCTGCGGCCCTTCTTGGCCTCGCGGTTATCCACCTTCGTCTTGATGGCGTGGCACGGAACGCAAAGCGCTTGCCAATTGTCGGGCTCGTGCTTGCCTAGCGCATCGAGGCGCTGGATGTGGTCAATGTCGAAAGCTATCCCGAACAGATCGCACTTGCAGACGTTGCAGCGCCATTCCTGGCGGTTGGCAATCATGTTCCGTTGTTTGGCTGTAGCTTCCGGTGACAGCTTCAAGCCGCACCAATCCGTTTGCTGCGAGATATCAGTCAGGCACGCCCACATCTTGTCGGATTGTTCTGTGCTGCGCTTCGGGCCTTGGAACGTGACGCGCGTTTCCCTCGGCGCTCGACGTATCCAGTCGATCGCCTTGGCGCGTGTTGCATCGTTCCACAATACCAGAAGCGCCCGACCCATCAGCCTCGCGCCCCTGCCTCATCCGTCCACTGGACCGTTTCGCCCAGCTCATCCCAACGCTTCTGGAACTCGATACGGTAGAACGCGCGCATCATGTGAGGCTTGCGAGCCTTCAGCGCCTTCTTGTCTGGCGTTGTCCACCATGCTTTCAGATCCTCGCGGGTGGAGTATTCTTCCATCTCCGCTTCAAGAATTGGCCATTCCGGCTGCGTGGTCTGGTCCACTTCCTCGCCGTCGAGTTCAGAAGGGGGCGGCTCCCGAGGCGTTTCCGCCTGTCCAGGCTCCTCAGGAGCCGCCAGTTGCCCGCGCGCAGGGGTTGGGGGTGTGCGCGTGGGTTGTTCAAAGTCGATTACCTCTTCTGGGGCATACATGCCGCCCAAGGCGCCGGGATATGCCGTCCTAACGCCTTCCGAGATGACACGCGCGCGGAGCATCTGGCGCGGGAACTTCTTCCACATGTCCTTGCCGCCAAGGCCAGCCATGCGGGCGCGCTGCATGTCCCAATCGATTTCCACTGGCTCGCATTGTGAGTGCGAGAAGATCGCAGCAACGCGCGTGTCGGACAGCTCCGTCCACTTGACCTTGCCGCCTGCCTGCTGGAAACGCGCAAGCATCGCCTCGGCTTTCAGCGACGGCTTGCCTTGAATGACAGAGTAATCCTGCATTGCGCTGGCAACGTGGCGTCCCTCGGCTTCTGCCATCAACATCAGGGCGACGACCTGGTCCACCTGCGTCACGCCGAACAGGCGAGACTTGGCGATGGTCTCAGCCATGCGCAGTATCTCGTCAAAACTGCGGCGTTGCGCCGGCGCTGCATGTTCTACCTTCACCAGTTCATTCGCCATCTGCATTGCTCCTTGTGCGCCGACACTATGCCCCGCCACCTATCATTGCGCAAGCTATCATTTAGGTGGACACGCACTCAATGTTGTGGCAGACGTCGCGTATGGATGAGAAGACATTCGCACGCGCATTAGGCAATCCGCAGCAGCTTGCGGAAGCAATCGGCACAACACCGGACATGATCTATGTCTGGCGGCAGAGGCGGACGGTTCCTGCGAAATGGGTTGCCAAGGTGTCGGATGCGACAGGCGTACCGCCCTATGACATGCGCCCGGATATTTTCATGCGGCCAAAGCGCAAGATCAGCGCATGAGCGAGCTGGAAGACCGCGCTGACGAAATTCGTGGCCTTGCCCAATCCTGCAAGACCATCAACGATCTGGCAAAGCGTCTCGGCTGGTCAATGGAAGTAACGCGCCACGCGAATACTGTTTTAGGTCTTGGCCTGGCTGACGCCAAGCTTCAAGCCGGGAAGCGGACGGAAGCGCGATCTGTTCCCAAGCCTCAAAAGGCAAAGCCCAAGGCCTGATGGCAATTCGTCAATTCCGGGTGCTTTGGGCTTGCGAATGGCTCAGAATGGGTTGATTGTGACGGCTTAACGCGGTTGCGGCCCACCTCGCAAAAGGTGAGCCGCTTAAGACCGATCAAGTGACGTTGGAGGCGTCAAATGTCGAAAAACAATCTAACACCCTCATTGCGTTCGCCAAGCCCCAAACCCC